TATCCGCAATGCTTTCTACAAAGCAGTTATAATAAATATATCTCTTACCGTTGAAATCAAACTTAACATATCCACCATCATTTGTATCAATATCAATTTTACCTTCATATGTTGCAAGTTCTTTGCCATCTGCCGTATATACAGTAATCGTTCTCTGCATACCACCATTGATATTACTCTTAAAATCAGTTACACTTCTCTCCCACTGTGCTGTACATCCAGTCATTCCTAAGCACAATGTTAATCCCAATGCAACTGCTAAAATTTTCTTCTTCATGCTATCTCTTTCCTTTCTTGTCATAATCAAGCCAGATATTTACACTCCATACTAACCACTGAATAGATAATTGTGGACTTTCTTTGCGATTCTCATCAATGCAATCCATTATAGAATCATAATATAATTCGATACTTGGCAGAAAATGTATATCATATGCAGAATGATTTGCTAACTTATCTCTGTACCAAGATTTGTGAGTATTAATATGTAAGTGCCATTTCTTCATATGGTTTATTCTCCTTTAAACTTGATGCCATTACTTTTCATCGTGCTTAATAATTCTTCTAATGATCTTCTTCCAATATCTTTCCAATGAATGATGTCATCAGATGTGTAATTACTCATATCTTCAATACTTTCAATTCCGTGTTTGTGTAAAATTGTATATAATCTAACCGAAATATTCATTTCTGCAACTTCCAAAATACCAATCCTCCTATGAAATCTATGTTTCTTGGTAAAAATATTACTATATATAGCGTCTATATTTTCTATAAACACTATATATAGTATTTCATTTACGCCTGATACACAAAACTTGGCATTGGCTGTAATTTAAACAGATTTTTCTCATGCATTGAATCAATCTTAGCTTTTACTTCCTCATTTGGCTCAATTCCATCTCTGATATATGCATCTAATTCAGCATAAGTAAATCCAAGGTTATCTTCATCGGTCTTTCCGCAAAGACCATCGGTAGGTGTCTTATCAACTAATTCAGATGGAAGACCTAACTCACGACCAATAGCTTTAACCTCTGTTACTGTAAGCTGAGATAATGGTGCAAACGAACCAAATCCGTCACCTCCGAAGGTCGCATAACCAACCCAATCCTCGGAAAGATTACAATTACAACTTGGAATGCCATTATTACACTGAGCATAGAAATACAATTCTGTCATTCTAACTCTTGCAGGAACATTTACTTTAGCCTGTTCTGTAACAACTACTCCATTTGATTCCATTTCAGAAATAATAGAATCAACGGTTGAACCGATATTAATAATTTTGTATTCGATTCCAAGATGATTTGCACATAGAATACTACAGTCAATATCTGACTGTTCATACTGTGGTAGCATAATAGCCTTTACTCTATCAGATCCTAGAGCAGCAACACATAAAGCTGCAACAACAGAAGAATCTTTACCACCAGATAAAGCAATACAACAGTTCTTATCTGGAAATTTTTCTTCAAACAGATTTCTAATCCACTCAATACAATCATTTGTTATTTTTTCTACGTTAAATTTACTCATGTTGACCTCCTGTGATTCTTTTATAAAAATCATCAAATATTTGTTCTTTCTTATAGAACTTTGTATATCGAATTTCCAATAATGGAATATTATTTCTAATACAATATTCTCTTTTTATTTTATCTTTTTTCTGCCTATCTTTTAAATTGGATATTTTAGTATCCTTATTTTCTCCGCAATAAGTGAAAGGATGATAATGTTGTTCACCGTTTAGTTCAATTGCCATTATTATTTCATTATTCTTATTGAATATAACAAAATCGAATGGCAAACTCCTATCATCTTTGCAATCATCAAATCTATATTGAGCTTTATAATTTATATGAATTTGTTTAAAATATTGTTCTAGTTCATATTCAGCGACAGATATAAGACAACCACATGACTTTCTGTGTCCAGATGTCAAAGATGTACAACTAACTATACAAGAATTTCCACATTCGCATTGACAATGCCAATATTGTCTTCCATTTTTTAAATATGCTTTCTTATATGGTGTTAATTTCCCAAATTTTTGACCTTGAATATCTTTTATTAAATATTCTCTTACAGCTTCCTTTTGATAACAGCCGCAACTTGTTGTATGACCTGATTTTAAATGTGTATCTGCAACATTAACTTTGTTACCACAATCACATAGGCATTCCCATACAACTTTTGTTGTTCCATTTGGTTGAATATTATTTTTATGTCTTTTTATTACGGTTAATCGTCCAAATTTTTGACCAATTTGTGTATTTGTACCTTTTTGTTTCGGTCTACAATTTTCACAATATTTATAATTATTGTTTTGAACCTTATAAGCGTTAAGTTCTCTAATACTTCCACAATTTATACACTCACATATGTAATAAGTTTTAAATTGACCACTAGGAGAAAGTCTACTATCTGCAATATCCTTTACTTTATAACACCCATATGTCTTTCCAACTCCGTCTTCTGCTACTCTTTTTCTAATTTATATATTCTCCTTCCTACATTCGATTCATCACATCATAGAACCGAATTAAATACTCATATACATTTCTAGGGACTAATTCTTTTACCTTTTCAAATTCACCTTGTTCACATAAATCTCTAACCAAACTTGAAGAAGTATGATTTTCAGGTATCTGAATTTCTGTGAAGTGATCTTTATATTCCATAAGATTTGCTTCTCTTAAAGCAGTCTCAAGATTCTGACCTTCTCTTACACATGCTACAAAATTATATTCCTCAACAAACGGTTTCCAATTATACCAAGTTGTAAGTGTTTCAATATTATCCATTCCTAAACAAATATAGTATTCGTTGAAGATATAATCTTTTTCATTCATATCTCTTATCTGAGTAATAGTATTGTATGTCCTCTGTGGAAAGAAGCTGGTTGTTTCAACTTCGGATGCCCACATATTATTTTCATCACAATTTGGCATTGAATTAATTAGCGATACTCGACAATATCCAGGTATCAAAGTCTTTTTCTTCGCAACATATGTATCATGTGCAGGAATAAACAATATAGCATCGGCATTAACCGCTTTTTTAGCAGTCAATGCCATATCAACATGGGCGTTGGTAATTGGATTAAAACTTCCTGGTATAAGTAAAATTTTATTCATAATTCATTCTCCAATTAATACATCTCTTTAGATAATCAACATAATCAGGGTTTTTACACATACCTTTACCTTCTACATCAGACACTTTTGCAACATCCATACCGTTACATTTAGTGGTTTTCATTACAATATTTAAAGCAGGAACATCTGTGTCATTACTCAAATAAGTACCAATTCCAAATGCAACGTTTACTCTATCATGGAAGTGTCTGAATAACTTATCAGCTCTTTCAAAATCAAGACTGTCACTAAACAGAAGTGTCTTTGTCTTAGGATTGATACCAAGTGACTCATAATGATTAATCATCTTTTCACCCCATTCAATCGGATCGCCACTATCATGTCTTACACCACTGAATAATGTTGCATATGTCAACTGAAAATCTTTCAAGAAACAATCAGTTGTAATTGTATCTGTGAGCGCAATACCATTTAATACGCCATACTCTCTAACCCATGCGTCTAAGGCATACCAATTTGAATATGCTGGATTGTGCTTGTGATTGCCCTGACCAGAACACATAATCCATTCATGAGCCATAGTTCCAACAGGCGTGAGATTATATTTCTTTGCGAGATATACATTAGATGTGCCAACAAATTTAGATGGACTGTGTAATGTATCATTCAAATGTGAAAACTTCTCAACAGCTAACTCCTGTGCTTCAGCAGAAAGTCTTCTTCTAAGACCAAATTCAGAAAATGTACCAGCATACCAATGACCACTTCTGAGATTTTCATACTTTTCATCTAATCTCTTTTTGAAACTATTAAGTAATTCCTCATAGTTATATGCCATACGGAAATACACTTCGTTTACGATTGCAAGTGTAGGGATCTCATACATAGATGTATTAAGCCATGTACCAAATGTTTCGATAGAAAGACCGCAATCTGAATTTGTTGTAATCTCAAAATCGTCATATCTTGGCTGCCACAATCTCAGAAAATCAACATACGAACCTTTCATCCATTTGATATTATCAATATAAG